CACAGATTAAACTCAATGTTAAGAATATCATAGAACAAGTTGTGTAGTATCTCACGAATGTTTTCATCCGAACTTTCAATGACCAAAGATTCGCCTGCTTCAGACTGAACCGTTGTCTCATCCGCATAAATATCTAGCGCCGACGCAATGATTGCATCGTTGTCCATGATGTCATAGTCTCTGAACAACTGAAGTCGGGCACCTTGATACGCTAATGTATATTGACCCCTAACCGTAGAATATGATCCATGCCCAGCATGATGCACCCTACTATATCTGTCGTATACATTTCGATTTGTAAACGCCTGCATGCGGCTGGTATCAGCCACCTTCAGTTTAGAACCACCAACATTGCGGACAATGACGTTGGTGCTAAATAAGCGTTTTAATCTCTGTCGTATTGATTTATCTGCCATCGATCACCTCTACTGAGTTAGAACCTTTATTCGAATGAGTGTTATTCTGCATCTTTCTTTGTCCTGTGTATGGTTCCGTCTGGATGGTGTGGAGGAGCATACAATGAATATACTTTTAGTGGAGAATCGCCTGTGTTGATAATGTTATGCTTCGATCCTCCCGGAATTACAATGGAATCCTCGGCCAACATTGGATGTTTCTTACCATCAATGATCGCCACACCTTCACCCTTCTCAACTCGTATAAATTGCGTTGTTCCTCTATGAACTTCTTCACCAATGTCCGTATCTATGGACATGACAACTAACTGCATTTGGTGAGTAGTATACAACACCTTACGAAAGTTTTTGTTATCAACCGTGGCTTTCTCAATGTCTATTCCGAAGCCACCTTCAAATTGAGTGCCTTCAGTTAAGAGGTCCATCAACCGTATCATCTTCGTCTCCACGCCTATAGGATTTGGTATACTTATGGGCCAATCTAAGTAACGCAGCTATAGGTAAATGAACATGGATGGCCCGTATAGGCGCATCTTTATTACTGCCTTTGATTATCAACCAACGATGGTGCCCGTCCAACAGGTACAGACCATCCGAAACGATAAACGGGTCATCTGCGAAGTCATAGATGTGAGGCTGCATATCCCTTAACTTTTCTTTGTTTACGTCTGTTTGTAAGGGTTTGATAGCAAAAGCAGGAACTACCTCCAAAGTCACCTTAACCGCATGTTTCTGAAGATTGCGTCTGTGAGGTAGGCATTATCCTAACGTCACCGTTACGTCATATCTATCAAGTGGATCCTCATGTGGACCGGCACCAGCTGCCGTAATGGTTCCATAAATGACATCTGCTTTGTCACGATTGTTGAGAAACCTAATTTCAAACTTCCAAATTTTACGAACAGGAATATTATGCGTTTGACCATCACTAAAGGTGATCCCGTAATGTTCATATTTACTTCCCATTGGAGTGAAGTTCAATTCCAGCTTCTCAAATTCCTTCCAAAGTTTTTGAATGGGCTGCCAATACTCATCATTAAAGAATCCACTAGTGATATTCTTAATCTTGCCCTGAATCCAATTTCGAGCGTTCGTTTTACTCTTTCCATCAATAGGAGGCGAGCCAGAAGTTGGCAATGCTGTCTCTAAAAGTCCGTGTTCTTTCACGTATTTTTTCGTGGACTCCAATAGCAATTTCTTCAGTCTAATCATCACATTCTCCGTAAAGCATTGTCAGTCAACAATAAGTAGCTCTGCTTAACGCAGAAGCCACCTGATATCTTCCATTTCAGGTACTTGCTGTCCCGGCCCCGTTGGCATCGTATATGGATCATATCCCAACGGTGAACTTGGTGTATAAACTGAGTCATGGGCCGTTTGGTGAGAAAACTTGTCCATCGCCATTTTAGTTATGTCAATTCCACGTTGTCTCAACTTCAATGCGGTGTCTCTAACCCAGAGTCCAATAGCAAGTGCCATCACCAAATCATCATTGTATCCATCCATCGCTTCCGCCTTACTTCCGTTCCAAATGAACACCTCCAATTCTTCCATCGTTCGCTGAGACTGAATGACTACCGAGTTATCACGCATGTACTCATCTATACGAGAAATGGCCAGTGGCCGCGTTCTAACCGAAGTAGTAAATCCCGGTACTTTAGTTCTCTCAACAACTCTACGTTTACGTTTCATTTCTTGAGGAAGGTTGGGATCAACAAATCTATAATCGTCTTCCATATAGAAGAGGTTCTTATACCCACGGTCAATGATTTCTTGAAGAGTAGACCAACCTACATTAGAATTTTCCACCACCAACAACGCATCATTGTATTCCGTTGCCATAGCTACAAGCATTGCACCAAATTCTTTCGTTCCAATCAAACCCTTATATTCCGCTACCTGAGTAACAGATTCTAGTTCGATTACATGGAAGGCAGATTTATCCGATGCATCTCCTCTGGCCACGTCAGCTACTACCAGATAATTTTTACCATAGTCAGCTGCCTCCCACACCCAAATACCATTATCGAATCCCCTCTTCCATTGGGGTGGTCTTTCAAACGTCTGTCGGTAAAATTGAATCAGGTCACCATCAATGACTGTATTACCAGATGCGATAAAGTCAGCGTCATGCTCCTGACGTGCCGCTTGGTCGCCCATCTTTCTAGTTTGGTCTTCACGCCAGGCTTCGTCACGATCTGGATGGACTTTCCAATCCAAGAGAACAGGAACGAATCCGTTGTTTTCTTCTTTTGCTCCAACCCAAGTCTTATGGAAAAAGTTACCCATACCATTTGGCGTGCTAAGAATAATTGCTTTACCACCCGTTGCCAACGTCGATGATGCTGCTGTCCAAATTTCATCCGCCAAAGTAGGCGGATCAATGTGCGCTGCTTCATCCATTATCAAAAGGGACAGTGCTTCAGAACGTCCTGCATCAGGCGAACTTGCCACAGCCTTGATTTGAGAACCGTTAGCGAAACGTAATGAAAGTTTGTTGTCTTCCTCACAGTTTCCTCTTAGCCAAATCGGAAGATTCTGGTGCATAATACGAACTTTCGTTACAAGGTTTTTGGCTACATCCTGCTTCGTAGCGATAACCAAAATATTCTTGTCTTCGTGGAACATCATCAACCACAAAGAGTATCCAGCGGTAAGCGTCGATAAACCTATTTGTCGTGCTTTATTGACAATGGTGTAGTCACCACTTTCGAATATGTTAATGGTGTCTTCTTGATAGTCATAAAGTTGGAAATAGATTTTACCTTTCATCGGATGCTGAATGACGCAGTACTTGCGCATGAAGTATGTCGGATCCTTCGCACACTTCTTGTATTCACGCTTAATGATATCTCGTAGAGGTATCTTAGGCTTAACCGCTGTAGTCATTACCCCATCTCACGTTGTAATTTTTCCAATTCCGCCAAATGTGACTTCAAAATATCAACATCGTTCTGAACCCCTTCCTTTATCGGCCCGTGATCCATTTCCCATTCCTCAAAACGTCCGTCCATAAAGTGATTTTGTGGATTCGAAAGCTCATCTCGAAATGATTCTAGTTCCGATATCGTTTCTTTGGCCCACGAAATGGCATTGGCTCTCATCAATGATATCTGATATTTTTGCCACGTCCCATCCAATCTCATTTGAGTTTCTTCCTGTAGCACACAATCATAGCATTTGCTTTTCTTGAGCCACATCTTGTCATCCAAACGAGTAGACATAGATTTGCCACACTCCGGACACCACCAAGGGCGTTTAGCGTCTTGTAGTTTACTGACAGAACGTTTCGTACCCTTCTTCATTTCCCACGTCTTACCGTCCTCTTCCCAAACTTCGCCCTCTTCACGTTTTATTATCTCCGGCACATACATACTAACCTTAAGAGCTTGGGAACGCCGCCCATTTTCTCACGAACTCTGCGAATCGCGTCCATACCCTCTGAAACATCTTTTGATTCACGGGCATTTGGAACGGTGGATTCAAGAGTGTCCCCTTTCCACGGTCTATACTCAGTCATCGTAACCCCTTTTAAGCATGTGTATCCTCATATAACTATCAGTGTAGGATGTGTTTACCATTCTTATCGGCCATACCTCACCATTCCCAATAATTGATTGAGAGGAGCGAATGTGCCAGTTAACTTGTAAACTTTGTCCCGATATACAAAAACTACTCCTTCGGTTGGAACGATTTTATCAACCCCGATGGAATTTAGCTTCGCCAGCTGCTCTTTGAACTTTGCTAGTTGGCTAATGTTGTCCGAATTCTCCATACTCTTCGATAACTTCTCCAATTCCTTTCTAAGTTGCTGTGCTCCTTCGTCTGGAGACGCAGACAACAACCCACTAGCGTTTTGTAGAATCTCAGCGCCTAACTGCAAGAACAATCGTTCAAATGGAGCAATGTTTGATTTGAATTGCGCTTGTTTTCCTGACTTATCAAATCCTAGTGCCCATTGTAAAAACTTCTCGTTATCAATCGTTCGTTTCATGTTGGCTACAGTGTAACCACCCATATTTTGAAACGCCCATCGTTGTAGTAGACCCATAAACACATTGTTCGACATACCGAAACGATATTTCCTAGCCTGACCTTGGATAAAATCTTCCCACCAACGTTGATGCCACATCATCACGGGGTCACTGTCTTTCAATCCGTATTGATTTTGTAGTTTCGTGATTCGGCCGTTGTAAACTCCCTTACGAATTCCAAAATTCTTTGACTTTGGTAACTGAACTACAATTGGGCCCGAAAACTGAAACGTCTTTTGGACATTTTGATTGACCTGCTTTATCATTCCCGCCAACGTGCGGCCGGAATCTCCATCCGTCCCAATTGCCTTACCACTATCATCATATTCAACCGTGTTGTGGAACACCAACATATTGTGACCGTATGGAATGACGTTT